CCTTGATCGGCGCCAGCCCCACGTGGGGCTGGGTTGGACTCACTCTAACTCAGCATTAGGAGTACAGCATCATGCTGGACTTTATTTCTGCTTTTGTTAGCGTGTACACTGAGCCTTACACGATTCACATCGTGTTCAGTGTAAAACGACTGGCAGAGCTACTTCAATAGGGTCAACCTCTTAGTCATACCAATCTCCATAGGAGCTAGTATGAAAAAGACTAAGCCCGTGTTAGGTCTAAATCTCTTCGCTTCACTTTTTGACGATTGTGTAGCTAGAGAACCGGACCTGCACCAATCCTTACTCACCAAGGATCTTCCTTGGCTGAAAAGGCTCATCGAGTCTCGTGGTTTGCCGTTCATCATGATCGACATGCCAGAGGCGGGAAAGGTCGTTGACCAAGCCCTGTCTCGCGAGCGCCTGGACCCTAATGATCTACCCCAAACGTTCGGGAAGATCAGAGGGGGGAGTAGGCAGTTTCTCTACTGTCTATTTTCCCAGGTTTTCGATGATGAGGGGATACTTAAGCCAGATGTAGCGATCTCGGCGGTACGCAATCTGCGTCAGGTCTTGTACCTGGCAAAGAAAGCGAAGATGGCTTGCAGTGATGCCGCCATCGAGGCCGAGGTAGTTACGTTTCGTGCTATTGACGACGAGCTTCGGTCCTCGTCCCTTACGTGGGACGAGGATGGTGGGTTGCACATGTCCCCTTGGGGAAATGTGAATCTCACTGGGCTGTCGTTAGTGGACTGCTTAGCAGAACATCCAATCGACCCGTGTCAGGATTTGTTTGACAAGGACCTTCTGAAGGTCGTTCAAGCAGTCTCGGACAACCTCATGTCGAGGTGGTCCGCGGAGTTTGATTGGCGTTCAGTATTCCCGAAGCATGGCCCAGGAGTGGTCGCTGACGCAAAGAGAGGTACTGACAAGTATCTCTTTCCATCTTGGCCGAATAAGCTTGAACGAGTATTTCCACACTCGTATTTTGCGAATTCGTCCGAGTACGAAGCGTATGCGAATCCTGAGGATGACCAGTATAACCTCAACCAGGAATTCCCAGTGCGGCTTCTCGCCGTACCGAAAACCTTGAAGGGGCCAAGAATGGTCGCCTCGGAGCCAACGTCGCATCAGTTCATACAATTAGGACTGATGCGGTGGATGCGGGAACACCTTCCGCAACCACTGAAACATTGCCTCAACTTTCGAGACCAAGAGCCATCTAGGCGTCTTTGCGTCATCGCGAGTCTTGGGGGTCATCTGGCTACCGTGGACTTGTCCTCGGCATCAGATCGACTTTCATGCTGGACTGTCGAGAGAGTGTTTAGAAGGTCACCTGATCTTCTCGACGCTTTCCAGGCATGCCGTACTCGGTGGCTTGTCAACGCCACCGGGCATGGGGATCCATACTTGATTAGATTAAACAAGTATGCCCCTATGGGCAATGGGACGACGTTCCCCGTGCAGTCTATCGTTTATGCGATTATGTCAATCGCATCCATCATCTATACCGATGGAAGTCTTGTCAATAACAAGACTATCGACGCTGCTGCAAGGGGAGTTCGGGTCTTTGGAGACGATATCATCATTTCGTCTTCTGCAGTTCCGAACTTGACTCGTGTCCTTGAGCTTAACCAGCTCAAGGTAAACCAGATGAAGACTCATATCACTGGTAGATTCCGCGAAAGTTGCGGTATGGACGCTTTTCGTGGACAGGATGTTACACCTGTCTACTTAGCGTCTCTCGAGTTGAGTCATTCACC